AAATGCGGCGACCGCAGGTCTAGCAACATACGCAACAACTGCGAACGCAGTAGCCGGCGCTAATGTGTCAGGAGCAGTAGCATACGCAACAACTGCGAACGCAGTAGCCGGCGCTAATGTGTCAGGCGCAGTTGGTCTAGCGACATACGCAACGACTGCCAACAGTGTAGCAGGTGCCAATGTATCAGGTGCTGTTGCTTATGCGACCACAGCAAACAGTGTAGCAGGTGCTAATGTATCAGGTGCTGTAAGCTATGCAACAACTGCTAACGCAGTAGCTGGTGCCAACGTAAGTGGTACGGTATCAAGCGCAACAACAGCAGGTACTGTAACAACGGCCGCACAACCAAATATTACTAGTACCGGTACATTAACTGGATTGTCTATGGGCGGAACATTATTGTTCAATAATAGTACCTCCCCTAATACAAATACTATTCAGTTTGGTGATAACACTGGTTGGTATCTAAGATTCATGACTAACGTAAGTGGAACTCCAACTCAGCGTTTTTCTTTCAGTGACCAAGGTGTGTTTGCCGCAGTTTCAAGTGTATCGTCACCTACAGCGGTACACTCTACATCAGTTCAAACCCCATTACTAACGACCGGAGCAAACACAACAGCAGGTACAATAACCGGTAACTGGTCATTAAGTAGTGGTTCTAAGATGCAAGCTACATACGCTGACTTGGCAGAAAAATATGTAGCAGATACTGATTACGAACCAGGCACTGTTTTAGTATTTGGTGGTGAACATGAAGTTACTATTTCAACTGAGTTGAACACTACTAGAGTAGCAGGGGTTGTTACTACAAACGCTGCCTACTCAATGAACAGTGCTTTGGAAGCGGAGCATGTAGCAGAAATAGCACTACAAGGACGTGTACCAGTCAAAGTCATTGGTCCTGTGTTCAAAGGCGATCTATTAGTATCTGCTGGCAATGGTCATGCTATTGCTAACAACGAAGCACGTGCCGGAACAATCATTGGTAAGTCATTAGAAAACTTTACTGATGCTACGGGCGTAATCGAAGTAGCAGTAGGTCGATTCTAACACAAAATCACACTGTACTTCTTAAAAAGATAAGTACAGTGTGATTAACGTATTCCAACTCAATTACGATGCCAGACTTCAAAACTGGTATGATTTAAGACAAAAACTCCAACATTCGGACATTACTACCAAATGTATAGAAATAGACAAATGGTGGCAATCTGCTCCTTTGGTTAACCATTATTTACACCCACATGATGTAGGTAACTGGCCTAACCCATGGGAATTGTTGTCCGAAAACATATACTGTTCTATTGCTAGAGCGATAGGAATGTGTTATACTCTATTACTATTAGATACTTCTGATATAGAATTAGTATTGGCTAGAAACGATACCGGTGAAGATGTGGTATTAGTCCTGGTCGATAACGCAAAATATATACTGAATTACTGGCCAGACACGGTATTAAATAACAATCTAAGAGATTTTCAAGTAGTAGAAAAAATAGATATTAAAAGAATAAAAGATAAAATAGGCAACATATGATTATTAACGTAACCAAACGTTCTGGTAAAAAAGAACCACTCGATCTAGTAAAATGGCAAGCACAAGTGGCAAAAATCTGTGCAGGAATAGCCGATGTTAGTCCAAGTATGATTGAGATTCGAAGTAATCCTCACTTTTATGATGGTATAACAACACAAGAAATCGATTCTATTACATTACGTGCTATTGTTGATTTAATTGACGTAGAATCAAACCCAGATGTCGGGCATACGAATTATCAATATGTAGCCGGCAAACAGCGTGTTAGTATGCTACGTAAAGATGTATACGGAGACTATGAACCTCCCCGCCTTTATGAAATCGTTAAAACAAACGTAGAAACAGGACTATACACTGATGAACTATTGAAGTGGTACAGTGAAGAAGATTGGGACAAGATGGATTCGTTCATCGACCATGAGAAAGACGAACACTATTCTTATGCCGCCATTGAGCAATTGATTGAAAAATATCTAGTTAAGAATCGTTCTACTAAGCAAACATATGAAACTCCGCAAGTTCGTTATATGATTGCGGCAGCTACAGTCTTTCACAAAGAAGAACCAAACAGCGCAAGAATGCGTTACATAAAGGAATATTACAATGCGGCTTCAGATGGTTTATTTACTCTCGCTACTCCTGTTCTTGCTGGGCTTGGGACTCCTACAAAGCAGTTCAGTAGTTGTGTTCTCATTCGTAGTGATGATGATCTTGACTCCATTTTTGCTAGTGGCGAAATGATGGCAAAGTATGCTAGCAAACGTGCTGGCATTGGCTTAGAGATTGGACGATTACGCTCATTGGGTAGCCCTATTCGCGGTGGCGAAATTCAACACACAGGCATGATTCCCTTCTTAAAGAAGTGGTTCGGCGATTTACGCAGTTGTTCACAAGGAGGTATTCGTAATGCTTCTGCTACGGTTTTCTATCCCATATGGCATCACCAATTCGATGACCTTATTGTTCTCAAAAACAACCAAGGAACAGAAGAAACCCGTGTACGCCACATGGACTACGGTGTGGTGCTTTCTTCATTCTTTTGGAGACGATTCAAAAATAAAGAGAATATTACCTTCTTTGACCCTAATGAAGTTCCCGACCTATACGAAGCGTTCTATAGCAATACAGCGTTGTTCGAAGAACTATATGTTAAATATGAAAAAAATAAAAACCTCCGTAAGAAATCCATGTCCGCAGAAGAAGTCTTTAAGGGTGGTATCTTAAAAGAGCGTACAGATACTGGTCGTATCTATTTGGTATTCATAGACAACGTAATGAATCAAGGTCCGTTTGACCCCGAATACCATACAATTTATCAGAGTAACTTATGCTGTGAAATCTTACTACCTACTAAACCTTTCCGTCGTTTGGATGATGATGCTGGCCGTATCGCTTTGTGCACTCTTGGAAGTATCAACTGGGGAGCTTTCCGTAATCCAGAAGATATGCGTAGGGCTTGCCGTATACTTCACCGTAGTCTTAACAACATCCTTGATTATCAAGACTTTTTGAGTATCCAAAGTAAGTTAAGTAACGATGAGATTCGTCCTCTAGGTATCGGTATCACTAACTTGGCATACTGGCATGCCAAGCGTGGCTTTAAGTATGGTGATAAAGACGCACTACAAGAAGTTAAGAGTTGGATGGAGCATCAAGCATATTATCTAACTGAAGCTACTGTTGAATTGGCACAAGAACGTGGTCGTTGCGAACACAGTGACAAAACATACTATGGTCAAGGTGTTTTCCCTTGGGAACGCAGAGCGAACGGTGTTAACGAACTAGCCGACTTCACACCTGAATTAAACTGGGAAGGTCTACGTGCTATGATGCGTAGCTATGGAGTCCGTAATGCTACACAAATGGCTGTTGCTCCTGTAGAATCTAGTTCTGTAGTAATTAACTCTACTAACGGTATTGAAATGCCAATGAGTTTGATTACGGTTAAAGAAAGTAAAGCAGGTTCATTCACTCAAGTGGTACCAGAGTATCATAAGTTGAAGAACAAGTATCAGTTGATGTGGGAGCAGAAAGATTGTGATGCGTATTTAAAAACAGCCGCTGTGATTCAAGCGTATGTAGATCAAAGTATTTCTACTAATACATTCTACAATCCTGCTCATTATGAAGGTAGAAAAGTACCCACTACTTTGATTGCTAAGAATCTTATGCAATCGCAACTATGGGGTATTAAAACATTCTATTACTCCTTGATTAACAAAGCAGGTAGCAAGCAACAAGAGGAAGTAGCAGGTCCATTAGAAGTCATTGACTTTGACGACCAAGAAGATTGTGAATCATGTAAACTATAAAGGTACAATATGGCATATTCAGCACAAGTAGTAGATCATTATGAGAATCCTAGAAACGTAGGGTCTTTTGCTAAAGACGACCCTACTGTAGGTACAGGTATGGTGGGCGCACCAGCATGCGGTGACGTTATGAAACTACAAATCAAAGTTGAAGATGGAGTAATCACAGATGCGAGATTTAAGACATACGGATGTGGGTCAGCTATTGCGTCAAGCTCATTAGTTACTGAATGGGTCAAGGGGAAAACACTTGACGAGGCAGCACAATTAAAGAACTCTCAGATAGCAGAAGAACTAGCATTGCCCCCAGTTAAGATACACTGTAGTATATTAGCTGAAGATGCCATTAAGGCAGCAGTAGAAGATTATAAAAAGAGACATTAATGAGTAAACAACAATATAACTTAAACACTAAAACAGATTATTTGAATAGAAAAATGTTTTTGGACCCGGAAGGTCCCGTAACCATTCAAAGATTTGAAGAAGTAAAATATCAAAAAATTGCGAACTTTGAGACAACCGCACGTGGTTTCTTCTGGGTACCGGAAGAAATTTCTCTAACTAAAGACGCTAATGATTTCAAAGACGCAAGCGATGCAGTTAAGCATATTTTTACCAGTAATCTATTACGTCAAACTGCGTTAGATAGTTTACAAGGTCGCGGCCCTAGTCAGATTTTTACACCAGTTGTATCGTTGCCTGAACTAGAAGCATTAGTGTATAACTGGACATTCTTTGAGACTAACATCCATAGTCGCAGTTATAGCCATATTATTCGCAACATCTACAACGTTCCAAAAGAAGTATTCAATACTATCCATGATACACAAGAGATTGTAAGTATGGCAAGTAGTGTAGGTAACTATTATGATGCGCTACACAAGATTAATTGCTTGAAAGAAATAGGCGGTGATGTAAAAGAAGGTGAGCACATCAAAGCAATCTACATGGCATTACATGCTAGTTATGCGTTAGAAGCATTCCGCTTTATGGTGTCGTTTGCTACAAGTTTGGCGATGGTTGAGAATAAGATTTTTATCGGTAACGGTAATATCATTAGCTTGATCCTACAAGACGAGTTGCTACATAAGGGCTGGACAGCTTTCTTAATTAATCAAGTCGTTAAGGAAGACCCGCGTTTTGCTAAAGTCGCAGAAGAATGCCGCGAAGAAGTCTACGCATTATATATGGACGTTATCCGTGAAGAAAAAGCATGGGCAGACTATCTATTCAAAATGGGCCCTGTTATCGGATTGAACGCAACAGTATTGAAAGACTTTGTTGATTATACAGCAGTTGGCGCATTGAAAGATATTGGAATTAAGTACTTAGCTAGTGCTCCAAAGAGCACACCTATTCCATGGTTCAACAAACATACTGATACCAGCAAGAAACAAACAGCATTACAAGAAAACGAATCAACCAATTACGTAATCGGTGTCATGAGTGACAGTATCGATTACAACGAATTACCAAATCTATAAGGAGAATTAAAATGAAAGCAATTATATGGAGCAAGTACCACTGTCCTTACTGCGACCAAGCAAAGGCATTGTTAACTCAAAAAGGTATACAATTTGAAGAAAAGAAAATCGGAGATGGGTATACCAAAGAAGAATTACTAGAAGCAGTACCTACTGCCAGAACAGTACCACAGATTTTCATCGATGAACAATTAATCGGTGGATTTAACGAATTGAAGCAATATTTTACAAAGGCAGCATGATGCAAATAGCACTAACAACAAACACAGTTTACACATTCAAATTAAATTCAGGCGAGGAACTAATCGCTAAAGTCGTTCAATCAGGTGGCGACTTCATGATTATTGAAGAACCCGTTTCTATCGCACCTACACAACAAGGGATGCAGATGATTCCTAGCATTTTTACCGCAGATCCGAAGGGTGAATTTAAGCTAAATACTAGTAGTGTTGCAATTTACGCTGAAACTGATGACAGTGTAAGGATGAAGTACTTAGAAGCAACTACTGGTATTAAAGTACCGGACAAGAAAATTGTATTAGGATAATATGGCTCAATTAAGCAGAGTAGGTGATGCAAATCAAGCTGGCGGCAAAATAATGCGTGGTGCCGGAACTGTTTTCGCAAATGGAATACAAGTTGGCTTACATGTAAGTCAAATAACCCCACATGCCCCGTGGGGAAAACCACACCCTCCGCATAGAGCAGCCACAACTACTAGTGCCAGCCCCACAGTTTTTTGTGAGGGCTCACCAGTACTAAGAGTAGGATCAGGGAACAGTTGCGGTCATAGTATCGCACAAGGAAGTCCTGATATATTTGTTCCATGAGTGATACCGGTAAACAAAGCCCACTAGGGGTTAATTCGTTAAGTTCATTGCTTCAAAACGTCGGGTTGACTATCAATCCTGAAGTAACTAACCGCGCTGGATCTAGCAAATCATATACTAATTATACGTTTGGCTCTATCGTAGAAGATTCATGTCTGCGCTTGCTTACTTACGCTATTAATGATGCGTACACACGAGGAGTAATGTCAACTGCTACCTATGATAACTTGATATCAATTGGCGACGATACTATTCCAGCTTTAGGTAACAGTAAACCCCCTACCTATACTTGGTCAGGTCCGGCTAACATATGTACCTCTGAGAGTGAAGTAGCACAGACATATTCGTGGCTACCATACGACAATTCAAATGATATTACTCAATGGGGATATATAAGACTTCCATGCCTTCAAGCATGGAATGATTTTAATTATAATGGTGACGGTACAGAGACTTATCCAATCTATAAAGATTTTGTACAATCATGGTTGATGGGGTACGCATTTGTTGACTATTCAAATGTCGCAATAACAGCAATGGCTACGTCCCCTACATTCTTGGATGGTACCTATAGTAACATGGATGATCTGATTAGTGCAGACATAACCGGAGTTAATCTTGCTACTAAGGCGTTCGGCCAAGATTTAATAAAAACCGGTAAAGTAATCGACTTGTCGAAAATAGATAGTTTTGGTTTACCTAGTGTGTTACTTAAAACGTTACGCAAGTACAATGCTATAACACAATCGCTTAGTTTAGCGTTGATAGCAAGTGGGCTAGAAACTACTGATACTGATAAAATTTTAAATGGAGTTACTGAACCAACGGAATTACAAGAAAGTCAGATATACGGTGCGTTCACTGTTATAGTTGGTGTGGACCTACAAGATATATTGATTCCCTTGAATTGTTCAACCTCTGGACTAGAATCATTAGCTGACCTGTTGAACCCGTTGAAATTGTTACCTAATAGTTATATGTCATTGACAGTTCCGTTATATAACGCTTCACCTGGTCCTACTAATAGCAAAACATACTATCCTGTATTTGGTACGGGAAGTGTTAATCCTGCGTTGAGTTCTCCTACTGTTGTTACTCAAGTAGGAGCACAGATTCCATCAGGTCAGCCGCAGGTAAAAGCCGCAGTGAGATCAACAAGTAACTTTGGTAGAGTGATACAAGCAGTAACTTCTAACGGTACTAGTTACGAGGGCTTGTCATCAGGATTTACTACCGGCGGCGCATCTGAAGCTACTGCGAAAGCACAGGCTGATTATCTGAAATTTAAAACTAATCAGCCGGGCCCGGGATATGTTTTCAATGAAACTTCAAGTAGATGGATATCACCAGAGTCCAACAGAGACAAATTGCCCGCGCATATGCGACAGAAAAATACGGCGAAGATGCTGTCATTATAGCTAATCCCGGCGATTTTGATCTTACTGGAGTAACTCAAAGTAAAAGTGCTAGTGAACTATTAGATTGGGCAAAGTCTAGAGGGTTGTTACCTTAAAGGAATAATATAATGGCTTTGAATATTCAACTGTTAAACCAAGGATTTGGGTCTTACTTAAAGAACATATTGCCCGATGATGTAGCCACAGCAGCCGGGGCATTTGCGGTTTCTATGCGACAAGTAAAAAATATAGATACCGTACCCATAGAAAAATTTTCTCAAGTTGTTAGCAACATTGAGTCTACAAAAAACTTAGATCAAGTAAATGGTACTAACGTGCCAGTGAGCACAACCTTAGCAGATACTGGGACTAATTTAATAGCGTTAGGTGACGGCCCATATGGCACGTACACAATGTCTAATATCTTAGGAGCAATGTCTGGTTTACCTTATCCTTGGGCTAAAATTGAAGGCTCTATAACAGATTTACAATCAGATTTTTTATCTAATATATACAGAGAATTATTCTTAGCAGTTGAATGGGAGGGAGCAACAGCTACAGTACAGTACACTACTGGATCTGAAGTAGACTACGTTGATTCAGGTCCACCTTCTGTTACTTACTACAAATGGTATTGGCAAATTACTGGTATAACACTTACTGATGCAGGCGGTGGGTATAGTAGAGGAGGTGCTCCTACACCAACAGTAACGATAACCGGAGGCTCCGGGGCGACAGCAGTTACAACTATCGAAACCAATGATTCAAGTGCTGGCTCTAACGGAAGTGGTACATTTGGGCGTGTAATAACACTAACACTTACAAATTATGGATCTAAAGTTTATTATGCGACTGGACAACTATCCCCTTCTCCTGGTTCTGTGAGTAGTCCTCCACTAGCACAGATACAGTGTCCACCTACCGCATCATTACCTGCAGTATCAACCGGAGGAACAAATACTTCATATGGTACATCTGGTTGGCCAACAATGAACTCAGTAGTTCAAGCATATATCGATCAAGCTAACGCAGAAATTACAGCAATCGAGCAAGGAAACCCTACAGGCGCTGCCTTATTAAATGATTATTATGACCAGACAGGAACCGCATTAACGTTAGAGCAACAAGCAAGACAGATATGTTATGATCCTGTACCAGTACCAAAGAATACAACGTTGAGTAAGTTTCCTACTACTCTTTATACTTTTATCGATGGAGTACCTACGTATTCTATAAACACTGCCCCGCATATGTATGCGCAGACGTTAGAAGCAATCAGTGATACGTCCTTAATAGGTGGACAAAGTATCATCGCAATGATGCGTCAAGAACGCAATCAAGCAAGATTAATAGACGCAGGGATACCATTAGATAATAATATATCAGGTGAGTTAGATCCTATAATGACGAAGATTTTAATAGCTAACGGCAGGGTCACTACATCTAGTGGAACCACACCGGTATCTAATATGTATCCTGTACCAGAAACTATGGGTGAGTATGATAGCACCTCTGATAATTATTACATAACAGACGCGGCCGCATTTGTTGGTACAGTTGAAGGAGGAACCATTGCTCCAGTGGCAGGCACTGATACAACAGCATCATATAAACTATTGGCTCCCCAATTACTAAGTAAGGGAGCGGCAGAAGAGCCCGGAAGTTTAGCCGGATCTAATTACCAAGACTTAGTACCACCGCAATTGAATACGGCGTTTACGTCAGATATATTACCATCATCAGTATATTCAGTTGCCGAAGCTATCGATCAAGTTATCAAGTGTAACTGCGACTGTTGGATCGATTAACCAAAATACTTTTGGTAAAACAACATCTGATGTATAATCAGAGAAAGGAGCATTATGCTTACAGTCAACCTTACCAAAATCATTCAAGCAATGATTTTGTTGGTAGGTTTGTTTATAGTATTTCCTAAACAAAGTGTTAGTGATTTACCTAAAGAACCTATCGTGAATACTAAAGTAGACGCTAAACAACTCGCTTGTCTAGCTAAGAACATTTTCTACGAAGCCGGCTCTGAATCTATTAGAGGTCAAGCTGCCGTCGCCTATGTGGTATTGAATCGTGTCAATCACGGTTTTGGGAAAAATCCTTGCCAAGTAGTCTATCAAAAAACTCAAGTCAATGATAGAATAATCTGTCAGTTTAGCTGGGTTTGTGAGAATAAAGGTGAACCAAACAAGAATAGCTATCGCTATAAAGTAGCAGAGCAAGTTGCTTATGATGTTATGGTAAACGGGATGTATAAAGACGTATTACCTAGATCAGCATTATTCTTTCATAACACTACAGTAGACCCGATGTGGCCCTATAAAAAAGTTGCTGAGATTGGTGGACATATATTCTACTCTAAGGCAAAGAAAGTAAAACAGTCTAATCGCATCGATTAAATATCACTCTATGACATATCTATTTACAAGTGAATCCGTGTCCGAAGGGCACCCTGACAAAGTAGCTGATGCAATCAGCGACGCCATTTTAGATTTAATGATGGCAAAAGAAGATCCTACATTGCGATGTGCCTGTGAAACATTAGTAACAACTAACATGGTTACAGTCGCAGGTGAGTATAAAGGTGTCTTACATAAAGAAGAAGTAGAATCTACTATTCGCAAGACTATTAAAAATATCGGATACGAGCAAGAAGGATTCGATTGGCGAACTGTGAAAATCTACAATGAACTTCACGGACAAAGTGCTGATATCGCATTAGGTACTGATAACTTTGGCGCCGGCGATCAAGGACTAATGTTCGGGTACGCATGCAACGAGACCGATGTTTACATGCCAAGTGCTATCTACTGGTCACATCGTATTGTAGAAGAACTTACACGACTACGCAAGAGTGGTGTCATGAGTTGCTTAGGTCCTGATGCTAAGAGCCAAGTTACATTTGAATATAATGATGATGGTACTCCCAAGCGTATTGCGAAAGTCGTATGCTCGACACAACACACTGCCGACACTGAAATCAATTCATTGCGACTGGCCGTAAAGGAAGTAATTCGTGCTATTCTACCAAAACAATACTTAGATGCTAACACAGAGTATTATATCAATCCTACTGGTCGTTTTGTTATTGGCGGTCCTGATGGTGACACTGGACTCACCGGAAGAAAGATCATTGTTGATACTTATGGTGGTTATAGTCCCCATGGCGGTGGCGCATTTAGTGGTAAAGATCCTACGAAAGTTGACAGATCGGCTGCTTATATGATGCGATATATTGCTAAGAATATCGTATCAAGTGGTAAAGCAGATTGGGCAACATGTCAAGTTAGTTATGCGATTGGCTTGAAAGATCCAATGAGTTTCTACATTGAAACGCAAGATGCTAAACAAGGTCGTGACTTAACGAAGTGGGTACAAGACAATGTAGACTTAACACCTAAAGGTATCATCGAACGTTTTGATTTGTTCAAACCTATTTACAGTAAAACAACCAACTACGGTCATTTCGGTAAGAAAGATTTACCGTGGGAAAAAATCGATTTATTCTAATATGAACACTAGTCCAGATCGCGGCTCATTCAACATTGATTGTGAACTCAAACGAGTTGAAGAGGGTGATAAAACACCTGAAGAGGCAGAAAAAA